AATCGTTCATCGATATGAACATTATATTCATGGCCAATATCTCTATCAGTACCTGCTTTCATAGCTTCATCAACGCGAAATTTTATTTGATCATAATCACCACGTTGAAGTAATTGAACAGAATCAACAATAGCTGATTTTAATTTTTGATTTTTACAAAATTTAATTGATTCATCTTTAACAAAATCAATATCATCTGCGTCAAGATTTCTAACGACTTCTTTTAGAGTATCAATAACAGATGCTTTTAATACATCATTATCTATCTCATCAATCTTAACTTTCATAACATCTAAAGTTGGTGATGTTTTATATTCAGAAAAGTACTCTGCAACAGACTTTACAACCCATTTATTAGCATCAGACTCAAAATAATTACTATCAAGAATATCTGAAATCTGCTGTAGGAAAGGTTTATCTTTAAACAGAGCAGATAGTAATTTTACTTGAAAATTATAACCGTATATTTGAAAAGTATCACTCATATTCTAAATATAAGAACTATTTTTTTGTATTACAACTTTTATTGTATTTATTTGCTTGAATATCTAAAAATGAAAATCGTTCACGTAACCAAAATTCTAAATTTCGGAACGCGCCAGTAATAGTATCTTCTAATAGCATTACTTTAAATTGCATTGAGTTTAACCTAGGTATCTCACTGTCTGCTACATTCATTATTTTATGTTTACTATTACCACTAATATCCACTTCACGTAATTGCATTAATTTATAATTCATTTCAAGTACATCTCTACTTTCAAAAATAGTATTCAATACTTTTACTTTTGAATCAGCACAATCACTAATGATATCATCAATTGTAATAGTTTCATCACTAAATAATCTCGGTAATCGCTTTTGCAGTGTCTTAATACCTGTACCTCTAATACCAGGAATATTATCAGATTTATCACCCGTTAATGTTCTATATAATAGATAATTGTGAGCAGGAATCTTATAATCTTCTGTTACATCATCTTTAAAATATAGTTTTTTCTTAGTTGGAGACCATACAGCAATTCTATCATCTACTAACTGAATAAAATCTTTATCTGATGACATAATAAATATTTTACTATCTGTTAATACCTGCTTTGATAGATATGCGATTGCATCATCTGCTTCTATATTCTCTGGAGCCAATATTTGAATAGGAAGATTATCTAAATACTGAATTAATCTTCCTAATTGCATTTTCATATTTTGAGACTCAGCATCTTTATCACTGAAAGCATTTGTTCTATTTAATTTAGTTCTCACTAATCTATTTGCTTTATATTCAGGAAATATTTTACGTCGTCTCTGACTTCCACCCTTTCCATCAAAACATATTATAACTCTTGTAGGTTGTAGCATTTTTATCGCATAACCAATTGATAATAAAAACCCAGTAATTCCACCGACATGAATACCATCATCATTAGTAACAGGTGATACTGCAAAACTACGAATAAATGTATTTAAACCATCTATAATAAGAACTTTATCATTAGGTTCGCTTGGAGATATATTACCTTCTTCCAATCCGTCAAATATTTTAAAATAATTTTTTTTCATAACTTCCTTTAGAAAAAGTAAGGGCCCGAAGGCCCCTACATAATGAGCTATTAGCTTGCTATATTTTCTAGTACACTCTAAGGCGCTCTTAAGTACACATTGGTTTCAGCTTTATAGCAGCGAGCACAACACTCTAACTAATATTTACATGTCTATGTGGCTCCATTACACTTCAATGTACTCATTTATCCTTCTGGTACCGGCTCATCACTAATTTGAATATCATCTATTCCTATTGTATCAGATTTATACTCCATTACCAATGCATTACAGATTTTAAGATATACTTCATCTTTAATATCTGGATTTTCATCAAGCAATTTTTGCCAATCTTTTGATAAGAATTTGTGAGTCTTACCTGCATCAGTTACATAGGTATACCATGCACCACCTGCAGAAACAAGCTTTTGAGCTTTCATAACCTTTAACCAACCACCATAATCATCTATTCCTGAATCAAAATATATTTCGAATTCAGCTTTACGAAGAGGAGGTCCCATTCTATTTTTTACTACTTGAGCTTGAGTTTTAATACCTATAGTCTCATCTACACCATTAACTTTAGCTTTAATTTGACCCATAGATTTTAATCTCAATCTACAGCTAGAATGAAAAGCGATTGCCTTACCACCAGAAGTAGTCCAAGGATCACCAAACATTACACCTAACTTTTGACGTAATTGATTAGTAAAAACTAATGCTACACGTTGTCTACCAACCATCTGAGTTACTTTTCTCATTGCTTTTGATAGTACTATAGCTTTAGAAGTAGCCCAACCATCTTTCGAATAGTCAGCTTCACTCTCTACTGCTGTAGTTGCAGCAGCTACAGAATCAACAACAATAGAAACTAATCTATCTTTACTTGATTCTCTAACTTTTGTAATTACATTTTCAATAACTTCAAAAATATCTTCAACAGTTTCTAATTGCACATAAACCATATCTTTTACATTAACACCGATACAACGCAAGAACTCTTCGTTCATAGCATTCTCTGTATCAATATAAACAGCTAATCCACCTTTCTTTTGAGTATTAGCTAATAGATGTGCCGCGACAAGTGATTTACCACTTCCCTCGAGACCAGTTACTTCGGTAATTCTACCAACTGGTATTCCTCCATTAGGTCTATTTGCAATAGCTAAATCAAGCATTGAAGAGCCTGTTGAAATCCATTCAGTAAGATCTGTAGGTGTTTCTTCAGAACCATCAAGGAAATAAGCAACTTTATAGTCCTTGAACTTTTTGTTTAAACTATCAGCTAGCACGGATGCTAACTCATCTCTATTACCTTTAGCCATATAACCTCTTAATTATTGAATAAATCGTCAAACGCTTTATTTACATCATCAACTTTATCTGTTTGACCTGAGGTAGTTGCTGCTTGTTCAACAGGCGCTTCTTCTTCAGGATTTAACCACTCTCCTAGAGCTGCTTTAAGATCATCATATGATACTTCTTTAAAGATTTCTGTAATCTCTTTTTGACCATTCATAATACGATCAGCTATATTTTTATCAGCTGTTGCAGCACTTTGGTTTGGTTTAACACGAATAGATGTTTTAGGAAAAGAACCTGCTCCCTCAGCAGCAGTAAACTCAACAGATACATCTCTACCGTTCATTACATCAGTTATATCACCATAATCAGGATCTGAAATAATACTCAATAGTTCTTGATATACTGTTTTACCGAATCCCCAGAATTTAACTCCTTCCGACTCTTGTCCACGAACGATAACAGGAACATAGGTTCTCATTTTCGGTTCCATTTTACGAGCCATTTGCCAGTCTTCTTTATTACCGGTAGCTTTTAGTTGTTCACAGAACTCTACTACAGGGTCTGCTTTACCAAAAGTTACAGGAGAAAGATAAGTTCTCTTACCTAAATTATAATGAAAGTATAATTCCTGAAACGGATTATCTTTATTATACTGATAAGGTACGATACGGATAGTTTGCTTGCCTGGTTCAGGCTTCCATAGGTTGTTTTGTTTACCTGTTTGAGATTGCAAGTTATTAAGCTTCTTGCGGATAGCATCTAAATCAATTGCCATTTTTTACTCCTTAATTTTTAATTTATAATTGTTATTTGTCATTTGTTATTCCGTAATAAATATCAACTGACTAATTAACTCTCGTTAATATATGAAAAAAAGTTCTTACGAGCAACTTTCTTACATTCTAAATATAATTTTTCTGTATTACCGGTACATGAAGTCATAATGTCGATAACAGTGTATTTATCAAGTTTAAATCTAATACACAACTCTTCTATAAGTTTCTGTAGATTAGCATTTTCAGTTGTTATACCATCTTCAAATAGCTTATTACGACGCTTATTATATCTTTTTTCAATATCAATATATAAGCTATCAGTTTTAGGATTACCAGAACCTTTATAATTTTCTATAAAAGCG